CGATAAGCATCTGCGCTCAGTCCTTTGCTAAAACCTGCTATTCGTTATAGTCAACCGGCTGCGTTGGTGTCAGCGTCGCCGGCGGTGGTGGTGGCTGGGTCTTTTTCACGTTGAAGGGAAACACGTTCTTGGTGTCCCCCTTTGGCCTGCTAGGTCGGTGGTAATCGTCTGCGGCCATTGGTAGGCTCCTGAAAAAACCAATAAAAAAAGCAACGAGGCCGACCCGTTAAGGTCGATCTCGCCGCTGTTAAACTTGTAGCCGTTTAAGTGGGGCTAGTGCAATATTTGGTTAGGTGTTAACTAGCCCTTTGGTACAATCACCGGCTTTTTGCCTTGCGCCTTGCGAATCTGATTCAGGAACGGAATCAACATGCGCTCTATCTGGAACAAGTCAAGTGGCGCACAAAGCTGATCCTGCTCTATTGTACATGAATTGCGAGACGTTTGCAATAGGTTGGCTTCTATCACTTCATACGGCGTCTTGCTCTCCACTTACACCCCCGCCATTGCTGCACGTATGCGCGCGTCTACGAACCGCTGAATCTGCGACGCGCGTGCAAGTAGCTCAGATACGGCGCGGGCGTCGATGGTGATGGTGATGTCAGCCATTAGCCCGTCACCCTTTTTTGCCACTTAAACGAACCACAGCCTGCGTGCAATTGTTGGTAAGGCAAAACGTCATGCTCTTGCAGGACATACGCCGATTGCATATAGCCGCCGTAAAACTCAGACCGCGCCTCGCAAATCGGCGTATGCACATTCGGCATAGGAAGCCCGTCTTTAGTTACTTTGCCGTCCCAAACCTCGCGAAAATGCGTACAGAAGGAGCATTTCTTGGGGTAGTGAGTTCCTTGTGATTCGATAAATACATACTCAACGGGTATCGCTTGCTCTGTTGGCATTTTCTATCTCCACTAGCATTTTCTCGGCATTATCCAGATAGGGCGGCACGTATTCTGGCATCCACAAAACGCTGAATTTGTGATTGGCTTTGCTCCGTTGCGGTTTCGGCTGTGACCCAGCGACCGCGGTGAATCCTAGCTTGCTCGCTTCGTTTCTGAACTGCTCTATTGTATGGAGCCATATTGCCATTGCTGCCAATGACAACACTCCATCCGCTTGCCGTGCGCGTAATCGGCTTGACTGACCAAGACCTGCCCAACGTACCCGTGCGTCTATAGCTGCTGTTTGGCGGCGGGGCCGGGTAGCGTTGCATCGTTGCACGAAATAGGGTAGACGAATCTTCGAGACTGCCGCGAATGGCAGTCTCTAACGCTTGCGGTGCGCGGTCGAGTAGTTGCTGTACGGCACGAGCGTCAATCGTTATGGTGATTTCAGCCATTATTGCCTCCAACGGTCACGGTTGCGAACGCGGGTGATTCCACCTCGACTGGTGCGGAACGCGCGCCGCGACTAGACGGCTGTGGATTATCGTTAATCAATCCCTGCGCTCGCAGTACGTCCAATGCACCTTGTGAAATGGAGGTGATAAATGATCTGCACCGAACATGGCGCGGTGGCGGCCCCAGCCCATCGGGAAACGTGTTTTGCCCCTTCATCATTACCGACTGATTCGCAGGACGGCACAAGTCGCTAACATAACTATCATTCGCCGTGTTGTATAGCCAGCCTTCGATGAACGGGTTCGCATGGCCCGCGGCAAGCTCGGCATAGGAAAACAGGCGCGTCGTCTCAGTGACGCCAATCGCCTCTGCCCGACTTGCGCCAAATATATTTTCTAAGCTGCGAATCAAATTCGGCAAGCCATCGGCAAAGCCCGCCGTTTCCAACTCGCCCCGTTGCCAATCGACAAAGGCGCGCGTAAAACGGGTTCTGCTCGTCTGGTTCAGGTTAGGTATGCTGCCAACGTCATCGGCGGCATCGCTCAGATAGTAGGTATCTGCGTACTCGACAACTTGCTCGTTGACAAGTTCCCACATCGAAACATCGCCCGCGCTGGCAGTGGCTAATACGGCGCGTTCGCTGGCTACGTCTAGCACCGTTTCACGCACGCTTGCCCATAGCCGCGCGTTTTCTCCCTGCCATAGCCTGTTCTGCTGTGCGATGCTCAACAGGCCATCGCCAGCGCGCACAGCGTCCACAAGGCGGTCACGTTGTGCCGATAGAGCACCACCAAAAGAAAGCAGCATTTGCTGCTCGGCATACTCACGCGCGGCGACGGTTGACAGTTGTCGGTTAAGGCGCGCCGCGTCTGCGGGGGATAGAAGTCCCGCGGCGACAAGTGCGCTCAAAAGCGGGTTCATTCGCTCGTGGTTCCCCGTGGCACTCCACGCTTACGTGTTGCGAGTACATCCTCAGTCGCCACAATCTCAACAGTTTCGACGGTCTGCAATTCTCCTTCCTTGACCGTTTCCACCGTCACTGGCGGCTGTTCCTCAACTTGCGCCTGTGACGCATTGTTGCCCGTCAGCTTGTTGACGACGCTGACACGCCCTTTTGTCGCACTTTCATAGGTGACAATTTCCTTGATGCGCTCAGGCGACAATCCCTTTGCTCTCTCTAGGACTTCTTCAACGCGCATGTCTTCGTAGCCATTCCAGGGTGATGGCGGCAAGTCGGCTAACTCGCGCTGTCGCTCAACAGGCAAGTCGCGCACGCGCTGCCAGCCGTCGGCTACAAGCGCGTCTGACTTCGGCTCACTATACACAGTGCATCGTTCCGAACCACGAATCATTTCAATTGGTTGGGACATTTGTATTAGCTCCGTTCTGCTCATTGGCATCAAACTGCTGCGGTTGTGTCTGCGGTTGCTGTCGCGCTTGATTCACGCGTAGGCTTTCCGCAATTGCTGCCATATCTTTGGCGCGGTCGGCGCGTGCGTTATCTTTGAAGGCGGCTATCATTTCCGGCTCTACGCCCGCCTTCGCCCACACGTATTCATCGCTCATGCCCAAGCCTTTATACAAGACCGCGGTTTCAGCGTCCACCTTCTCATTTCTTACTTCCGCCGACGCCCAGACGACGCCCACATCGGCATTGTCAAGTTCGGGTACATTCTCGCTGCCAAAGGTGCGCGCTACCTTGACACACATGCTCGTCACGTCCGCCCAGCTTTGTCCGTAAATCAATTGACGTTCCTGCGCGCGCTTGACAAGCCCTGATTCTAGCATTTTGAGTGCCTCGCCGCTTGGCACTTCGTTGCCGCCCGCCGGACGCAAGGTGTACTGTGGCACGCGCGCCACACCTGCCATTGCCGCTACCAACGCCCAGACAACCTCCAACATGGGCGATAGGCTAGCTGCTTCGATGCGATGCACGCGGGCGTTGTCTACCTCAATCATGCGCCCAGGAGCCATCCGCACTTCATCGGTGCCTTCAAGATTGTCATCATCATCAACCACAGGCATACCACCCTCACCCATGTACTCAGTGACAAGCAACGGAAAGCCGCTACTGTCAGCTCCTGCTATTACGTCGAGCCACGCTTTATTGATGGCGTTCTGCAAGCCGATCACCTGCGCCATTTCGCTCCCGCCTGGGTTCTCAAACTCAAACACAGGCACGCCAAGCGGCTGTCCGTTATTGTCGCGCCACGGCAAGGGCCAAATGTCTCCATCCTCTGGGTCTCTATACTGCTCCCAATCGCCGCTGCCGCGCTTCATGTATTTTCTAATCTCGTTCGCCAGGTAAACGGTCTTGCGCTCCATTCCCGTTGTGCCTGGTTTCAGCGGGTCATAGGTATAAAAATAGCGTGCGGCAAACAATACTTTATTGCTGTCGGTTGGGTCGCGATGGAAGGTGACACCCGTCTTGCCGTCATCTGCTTTGTGCAGGCTGATACGCGGCCTGCCCGTTTCCGTGCTGAAGTCCACAATGGCGTAGCTTTTTCCATCGCGCAACGTGCGGCGGTGCAACCTGATTTGCTGGCTGTCCATGCGGTTACTGTTCCACCAAGACCATTTCAGCGCGGCGAGTTGCGCCTCAGGTATCGGGTTGTCATCCTCCAAATCACCCGCCGCCGTGCCGTTGACAGTAAAGCCGATCACGTTCAGACGTTCGCGCAACGTATCAATAATGGTGCGAACAAGGTTGTGGCTGAAGCGAAACTGGTCAGGGTTGACAAGCGCGCCTAGAAATTCCTTTTGCCGAGTAGTAAGCAAAACAGGGTGCGCGCCGTAATAGTAGTTTCGCAACTCCTTCACCGTATCCTGCGCCTCTTTCTGCCTGTCGATAATGGCTTGAAGGTGCAAAAAGCGGTCAAGTTCCTGTGGTGATAAGCGGCTAATGTCAATCATTAATATTCTCTACTCCGTGTCCGTTGGCGTTCGCCAACCGTGCCATAAGCTGCCCAAATGAATCCTTCTAGCGCGTTAACGGCGTGGTCGTTTCCGTCCGCAGGATGCGTTTCAAAACCGTGCTTGCCTTCTGGATATTTGTAGCCCACGCTTATCTCGTCTATCAAATGCTTGCAACGACGATGTATTTTGATAGCCCTGTGGCCTTTGCCATCGCAGAACATCGAGCGTGTCAAAGTTATTGCCGCAAGGCGAGTGCTGGATGAACCCGTTACGCGATGTTCCATCCAATTCGTAGCGCGTATCTTTGCTTGCTTCAAGCGTTTGCGTAGGGCGACGGCCTCATGTGACACAGCCGCCACCGTGGGCAAGCCCATTTCGTAATGGGCATAGGTGGATTCAATGTTGCTAATCGTTTCTTCTTCCAGCTTTTGCGTTTCGTACAGTTCATCAAAGACCAGCAAATCACCGTTGCGTTGCGGCTGAATAAACAAAGTGGCACGCGGGTCAACATAGCCGTCATCAATTGCCAGCGCATAGGGACGGCTTCTGTCAGGTTCCTGATCGGTGATATTGTCGGCATTAAAATTGCTGTACACCAATCCCTCCACTGCTGCGTACCAATCTCCATAGCGCCAAGCCATGCGCAGTGCGCCGGAAAGCGTGTCTAGCATCTCCCAATAGCTTTGCGGCAAATGCGGATTGTCCTCAGGCAAGGCAGGCACAAAAGCGAACTCGTGTTCGTGACCTTCCATTTCTTCGGGTAGATTCTTTTCAATCCAATAGTCACGCACCCAATTGGCCTCAGGATTGCTGGCCGCAATCATCTTCACATCGTCAATGCCCGCCCAGCGCAAGGAGCCGCGCAAAATGTCAAAGGTACGGCGCGGGTTCTTGGTGATTTCGTCAATCGCCATCGCCGCAAATTCTGCGCTTTGATATTTGCTTGGATTGTCCAAGTTGCGAAAAGCAATCACGCCGCCGCCATATTGAGGCCGCAACTGGTACTCATTGCGTCCTACCATGTATTCGCCCAGCCATATCGGAAATTCAAGCTGAACCTTGCTTACCTGGCGTTCGTAGAGCGACGGGTAATCCTCGCAGCCCAGCATCACACGCACGCCCATGCGCCCAGCAGCGGCTTGACGCAGTAAATAGCGCACCAAATACCAGCGCAACCAGTAACTTTTTCCGGGGCCACGACTGCCACCGAACAGCGTATACCTATGAGCGTCGGCTGTATGCGTCGCCGCCCATTGCTTGTCAGAAAATCCGCATAGTTCAGAAAAGTTAATCTCGGTTGTCATTTGTCAAGCCTGATTAGCATTTCTATCTCGCCGCTGTGCTGTATTTCCGTGCGCTCCGTATACCCGCGGCGCTTGCCCTTCGCCTTGAGATACCACTTCGCCGTTTCGACGTTGCGATTCGTCACCATATCGCTGATGACCAAAGACTCGGCAACGTCAAGCGGCATCTCCGTCTCTTCGTCGTAGGCAGCTTGCGCCGTGGCATAGCGACGCAGGTAGTTGTCCACCGTGCTGCGGCTGCAATTGAGGCGACGCATGATGTTCGCCTTGATGCCGCTACTGCCTTTGATGGCGGTAACGATGTCGTCAATTTTATATTTCTCGTTTGCCTTCTGTTGTTCACCCATCGCGTAAAGTATCCAAAGTTATTCCACTAGTACGGGCGTTTTGCCTGTGGCGTCGCGCTTAACTAACTTCATGCCGAAATTGTTAGTACCTTCGGGCATCTCTATCCCAGGCTTAAATTTCAATCTGTTTTTCTTGAAGGGGCGATAGTCTACATGATGCTGCCAGCGTCCCCACTTCTGGACAATCTTGGTAACGTCGGGATGCTGCTGCTGTAGGGATTGCGCCATTAGAAGCCGCCCATCGTCGCCGTTGTTCAGCTTGTACAGTGACTCGGTGTTGCCGCCCTTTGCTGTCATGGTTTGTTGCTTGCGGGCGAGAAACGCATTAAATAGGACGGTACACCATCCGTCTTTTAAGGCGCGTAGCGACAGGTCAGTATCCTCGTTATATCGCCCGCGCCAACGATAAGGGATATTGTTCTGAATAAGAATGCAGGAATAGACACGCGTGTTAAATGCGAGAGGCGGCATCTTTGTCTTTTGACTAGCGAACATATAGTATTGCATCCCCGAAATCGCCACGTTTTCGTATCTATCCGAAAAATCCTCTGCCGCCTTAAAGATTGCCCCTGTGTCGGCGTGTAGCTTCCTGTTTTTGTGCAATCTGCAAAAGTAATAAATGTTATCGTCTAATATCCAATGCCGCGCCGCGCCGATACTTAAGGAATGCTCCCATACCCAATTACGCGCAGGGATTGAACCTTGTCCTAAGTTGCTAAATGGCAACACGAGAATCTTGGCAGGGGCGATCACCGCCGCGTATTGCTCATATTCTTGCGGCTCTATCACGATATGATACGGAACTCGCATTCTTTCAAGTGCCTTACTTGTTAGACGAGAATCCCACCGGCCTTTGGATATAATGTAAACAGGATAATCAGGATTCATCTACGTATAACTCACTATACATATCTATTTTTTCGGCCTCAGGATACCAAACCGAACGGGCTTTGTTGCCCAATTCCTGCCCAATCAATTGGGCGAATGCGTCTACATCTGCCTGTGTCTTGAAGTGAACATGCACCGAACGAAACGACGTTAAATCATCCTGCTCAAACTCTGGCATCCCCTGCCAATGTGCATTAGGGTCATCAAGCGGCTGCATCCCCGCCAGCAGCGCGTCTAGCTCGTCCTCGCGAAACATGCCCGACAGGTCAAGCCCCGCGCCCATGTCGGCAAACAGTTGCTCGACATTCCATTCAGCTAATTCGCCACTACGATTGTCAAAGTATTTAAGCCGCTGCTTTTGCCCGTCGGTTAAGCCACGACGCCGCACGGCAATAATGGTATTGCCATCGGCTTCTATCTCGATTACCTTTTCGATGCCTGCAATTGCAGCCGCTTCTGTGACGCCGTTGCCGGCCAGGATGTTATTGTCTTCGTCAATTACAATGGAGCGTGCAAAACCCACGTCGTGCAGGCTATCCACAATCGTCTTGAGGTTACGAGGGTTGTGCTTGCGCGGGTTGGTGCGGTCTTGTATCAAATCGCCAATCGTGCTTATCTTCTCGCTCATGCTCCCCTACTCCCCCACCGGCGGCGCGCTAAGAATGCACCAGTAGTGCAAATGCTTGCTTGTCGCCAGATAGTAATACGCAATGCCAACCTGAGTTTGCGCCTTGTAAAAACTGTCTGTCGCTAAAATGTGCATACGATGGCCAGTTGAGCCGAGCCACGAGTCCCACACGCCTTCGACGCTGCCGTCTCCTGAATCTGCGATGCTCTCAATGTTGTTCGCGTCGTTATCCTGCAAATACCAGTCAGGAAGTTGGTAGCCTACCATGCGACAGTAAGCATTAGGCCCACGCCCCTGTGGGTCTACATGCCCCGACCAGCCGTCGCGCGCTTGGCTCATCACGCGCGAATGGGCAATGTCGGCCAGACGTTCGTCAAAAATCATCCGCGTTCTTCCCTGGAGCGGATGATCTCTCATTAAAAGAAAAACTTCATGCGCAACAGAATTCTCCCCTTGGTTGCTAACTGCGGCATTGCCGAACGCCTGAGGCAAGTACAATTTATTCAACGGCCCGCCTTTGGCCAGTTAAGATTTGACCAATTCGACTCCTGGAGACTCCAAATTTCACGGCAATCTCTCTTTGCAGCAATCCTTGTTCGGCTAAATTGAATATCTCCTCAATATCGGATTTCTTGAGTTTCGTTGCCCGCTCGCGCTTGGTATATCCTGCGACAGCCTCGGTATCCGTCCATGTCTGTCGGTTTACGATGAGTCCGATATTCGAGCGGCTAATGCCAAATCTAAGCGCGAGTTGCTTTTGAGTCAGACCGGAATTGTACAAACGCAAAATTTCCAATATGTCTGATGACGCAATTTTGGCGGTGCCACTGCTTGCACCCTTTGCACTGCGACCTCTTCGTACCATATCTTCCGAGTTGTCCTTATGTGAGCCAATCTCCAAATGAAAGGGATTGCAACACAATTTCACGTCGCATTTGTGCCGCACCACCAACTCGGGGGGGATTGTTCCATAGTGCAACTCGTATGCAACACGATGGGCACTCAACGACTTGTATTCATTCCTTATATTTCCGTATCCTCCAGACGTGACCGCTCCTTGCCATATCCAACATTCTTCAGGTGAGAGCTTAGGCACACGCGCCCAAAAGACTTGCTCCAAAGGTAGCTTAGGGCTATGGTGTCCCCGAATGTAACGCATAGGCACACCTTTGACCCACCCGCTTTTGCGGTGATTGCTATTAGGGACGTGCGTCAGTTGACCACAGCCGCAATGACAGTAGCCGTAGGGGATATTTGATTGTTCGGTTGGGTTGGGAATAGAATAAGACATGGTACGTGCGCCTCTATCGCATGTACTGAAAGGGTAGCGGGGCGTTGACGCGCTTCCGCTACTTTTTATGTGGTTTGCTCCTTCATTATACCCGAAATCCAACATAAAAGCTAGCCCCCTAGCTGACAAAGCACATGCCATGCCGACGCGCCCTTGTTCGGGATGGGAGGCCATGAGGTCAAAGACGACGCGTTCGACAGACGCGCCGCCTTGCGAGGTGGGGCCGGTGCCAAACACCTGTGGCAAATAAACGTTTGGCATCAATCGAAGCTGCTTCCCGACACGATGAAATCTTCCTCGTTGGCGGCTTGGCCCGTGCCTGTCGAGTAAAAGCGGTATCGCCAGCGACCTTCTGAGGCGGCATTGATGTCCACGTGATAGTTGCCCACACTGTCGCGCACCAACGCCACGTCCACGCCATAGGTAAGCGTAGTTATGACGCCCGCCGGCGTCTTGTATTTGGCAAGAACGGCAGTGGGGTCTACCGCCGTACCCGCCGCGTTGGTGAAGATTCCCGCAATACGAACCAAATCGCCTATTTGATAACCGTTTGCCATGCTGCCCCCATTTACTTATCCGCCAGCCGATACAGTGAGCGAGTAGGTATAGGTGATCTGATCAGTATTTACCACGTTGATGGCCGTGAACACGGTGCGATCCATCAGCGTGCCTACCGTCAAGTCGTTGAACAAACCATGCTCGGTTATAGCCTTAGTAGTAGTGTAGGCGATGGTTCCGACACTTACGTAAACTGTTGCTCCGCTCTCTGTCTGCGTACCACTCACGCGCGCCTCGCCGTCTGTCGTTTCCATCGCCGTATTGCCGATGGCTTCAGCGGTTACACCCACGCCACTGTCATGAAATTTGAAATCGCCGAAGACGGCCGTTTCTGTTTGCAACTGATCCACCACGAAGGTGACAAAGGCCGTGGTCACGACGCGATAGCCCACCACGCCGTAGTTGACGCGGCTGCCGTCCTTGCGGCGCAGTTGTACTTCTAGCTGGCTGTGAAGGATGGGGAAGCCTGTCAGCGCACTAAAGGCTTTGGCCATTTGCACCGCCGCCCATCCACTCCAAAAGCTCGGACGCAGCGCGTTACGAATGCGCCAAGCGAGGGGAGCGCCCTGTGCGCGTTGCACCTTGAATCCCAAATTGCCCGCCATGTTGACTGTGCTGTTCATTATTATGTCCTCGTTGTATCTGATAAGGTCACGGCGTAGACCGCGCTGCTTTGTAACGTCGCGGCGTACACCGCGCTATCGACTAGGCTAATTGTGTTTACCAAACTATCTGCCAAACTTGCGGCGTACACCGCGCTATCACTTAGCGTCGCTAGGTTGACGGCACTGTCACTGAGCGCAACGTCCAGCAAGGCCGTACTGCTGCCCGCCAGCGTCCTGGTTAGTGTGCCGATAAAACTCAGCGCGCCCGCAACGGCTTTGCTGATGGCTCTAGCAATTGCGCCGCTGGGAGCAAGTGACCCCGTGAGCGTCTTGCCGGTATTGCGTGCCAGCGTGCCAGCCGTCGTCAATGTCCCGGCAAATAAGCGAATGTAGGTGCGCGCCGTTTGCAATGTGCCGCTGGGCGTCAACGTGCCAGCAAATGACTTAGCGATGGCGCGTAGGATGTTGCCTGCGCTTGAGAGCGTACCTGCTAGGCTCTTGCTAGTCTGTCGCGTGATTGCGCCTGCCAGCGTAAGCGTGCCGCCCACCGCTTGGGCAAAGCCGCCAGCCAACTCTGTACTTAGCGCACCCGCACTCGTTAACACGCCGCTCAGGAGTTTAGCGGTTTTACGAACAAGTGTTCCCGCGCTGGTAAGCGTCCCGCCAAATGCTTTACTTATGCTGCGGGCGATAGTGCCACTACTCGTTAACGTTCCTGCAAAGGAACGAATGTAACCGCGTGCGGTTGAGACAACGCCGCCGCTCGTTAGTGTTCCGGCAAGGCTCTTCGCGATTGCCCGCAGCAATGCGCCGGAAGTGGTGAGCGTACCCGCAAGAGAACGGGCATACGTTCGCGCTCTGCTCAGTACACCGCTGCTGGTGAGCGTGCCAGCAAGTGCCTTTGCTGCATTACGGCTTAGTGCGCCCGCGCTGGTGAGCGTCCCAGCGAGTGAGCGCACATAACCGCGCGCGGTAGTAAGCGCGCCACTACTCGTTAATGTGCCAGCGAGTGAACGGGCATAGACGACTGTCCTGGACAATGCGCCACTACTCGTAAGCGTTCCGGCAAGGGAGCGAAAATAACCGCGTACTCTTGTCACAACGCCGCTACTCGTTAGCGTGCCTGCCAAAGCCTTCGCCGTTGCCCGTACTAGGCTTCCCGCTGTCGTCAACGTGCCTGCAAAGGAGCGAACATAGCCGCGTGCGGTACTGAGTACCCCAGCACTTGTCAGCGTCCCCGCAAGTGAGCGTGCGTAGCCGCGTGCGGTCGTGATGGTTCCACTGGTTGTTAAAGTGCCTGCAAGCGTTTTGCCTGCGTTGCGAATGAGTGTGCCACTACTCGTTAGCGTCCCCGCGAATAACTTAGCGACTAGGCGAATCAGCGCACCGGCGGTCGTTAACGTTCCTGCAAATAACTTGGCGATACCTTTGCTAATCGCGCCTGCGGGGGTAACGGTTCCGCCCGCGCTCTGGTTGTAGCTCGCGCCCGTCGCTGTCTTGCTAAAGACAAAACGCCGTTGCCTACGTAATGACCTGCGGTAACGAATAAAGTGCGGCACGGTCTAGCTAGATTTCTTCTACGTAGGCGGTAATGGCAATCGTAATATCGTCAGCCACCGTCGTTTGGCAGCGCACAATCAACGCCTCCGCTTGATAGGCCATCGGTGCAAACTGCTCATCAGGCCACCAACGTTCAAGCGGGCTCATGCGGATGTTCCAGGCAAATTCCTCTATAATGGCGACGGCACCTGATGTCGTCGCGACCGTTGCGCCGTTGGATTCGGCTGTAAATGCAGCCGCCGCCTCATGCGAATCGAGCGCAACTGGCGTTACCGCCGTGCCGTTTCCACTCGTCACCGTGAGGGGTAGGCGGATAATGCTAATGCGTAGCGATTCCTCCGCCGCGTCTGCCACTTCGGTCGTTTGGCCCAGAATCAGGCCACGCAGACGAATTGGTTTATCGTCGGCTGGGTTAATCTCAAATAGATCGGCGTCACCGCCCGCCAATGTTAGCGTCCCTGTGTAGGGCAATGTATAAATTCGTGCCAATTGCTACCTCCGTTTTATCCACATACGTAAAGCTCGTGCTGCGAATGGTGGTGCTTTTCCAGCGGCCAACGTTGCCTTGAGTTCGGCGGCTATGCCCGCCCAGATAACACTGGTCGCCCATGTTGCCGAGGCGGTTGTCTCAAAGGCGTCACTACGGTACTGCGTCTCCAACGTCGCCGGTGGTGTGCCAAGCCTAAGGTCGTCGAGTTCTGTCCAGCTAGTGCGAGGCGTACTCTGCTCATTCGCCGTATGCCAGAAGCCAGCGATAGGGCGATTGTCAGCATGTCCGGCGGCTGCCAATGTCACGCTGCCACTTGTTGCAGCCGCGCCTGAGTTTGTAGGCTGTTGCACAAAAGCTGCCGCGACGCCGCCTGTTAGGTTAACACCTGTCGCTTGGGAAAATGACGCTCTGAAAGTGGTCTGCGTATTGCCCGCAAAAGCAAACGTTGTTGCGCCAGCCGTCGCGCCGGAAAGATTCGCCGCGAATAGGCTTATGCGGTTGATGTCGTTAATCACCGTCGCAATCTCTACGTAGGTAATCGAATTCCCCGAAACGGTTGGTGTGACAGCGGCAGCCGCCGATGCCGCCGAGTTCTGACAAAAGACAATCAGCAAATCGGCCGTCGGCGGCGTCCACGATGCGCTGGCGTAAGACGTTAGATTGGTCGTTAGATTGATATCTGGGTCTAACGACGCGCCCAGATTCGCAAACGCGATTGCCATTAATTTGGATTAGTTCCACAGTCGGTGCCTGGATTTATGCACTTGTTAATCAAGCTCTGCAATACGCCTGGCTCCCAGGCGTTAAAGAAATCTTGGTGGATCGTATAGTACGGGCCACTCGCCAGCGTGATTGTGCCGATGGGTGCCGTGCCGACGTTATAACGGAAGAACGATTCGATGCGTGGTAACACGACAGGATGTGTCGCGGGACAACTGCTGCCACTTGGATAGGCCATGTGCGAGCGATGGTCTGCGCTGTCCAGATTTGTTCCGTCCCAACAATTCGGGAACTGCAACGACACAACCATGATGCCGCTGCTACATTGCGTAGGCGGGGCGGCTAAATCCGTTCCGCTGCCAGGCCCACACTTCCAAATGATCTGGCTGCCGAGTTGCGGGTTCTCAGCGGGTGACGTGGCTTTTGCATTGCCGACAATGATTTTCAGCCCAAGCGGGAACGGCTGCACGGTTACACCGGCGGGTGCGCCCTTACGCCGGTAGTAGAACAAAGCGTTTTTGCTTGTCCCCTGTGGCAGAAGGCGTACCCCATTGCGGTAAAGTGCCGGAACCCAATAAGCCGACTTGTCACCCGGCACGAGGCACGTTGTGCCACCCGCCAAAAGAGATTCTCCTGTGGACGCGGCGTTGGTGGTGGTCGCGCCTACGAAGTCGTGTAGGTGAGAGCCGCCGGGTTGGCTGGGTGAAACGATGGGGTCGTCGGGCAACGAGTGTGAATAGTTGCATGAGACAATCCACCCGCTGTCAGCGGCACCGACGGTTTGCGTTGGCGCAATGCAAAGTGCCACGAACAAAAGAAAGGAAAGTACGATCTTCTTCATTTTTACAGCCTATTCTTCGATCAACATAAATCCGACGCTATTGAGCAAGTACGGCGCGCCATAATCTGGCTCGCAACGGTACACGATAATCGTTGCCGCGCTGTTAATCGGCTCGCAAAGCGGGAAAGTCTTGTTTGTTGCCGCTTGCGCTTCGTTCTGATTAAGGGCGAAGGCGATACTCATCGTCACAATCGCACCTATCGAGAGTGACGCCCAGAACCCACTGTTTTTCATCAAAACCTCCGTTCAATCCGTATAACCCACGGCGATAACCGTTTGCAGTTTGTCATAGTCCCCAGCGCGCAACAGGCTACGCGTCTGCACCCTGGCACTGCTGCGCTTATGCTCATTTGCCCGCTGCCTCGCGCAGCACATCGGCACATCGGCGCGCCCACGCAGCACTAAAATGCTTCCAGCCGTCTATCTTTGTGTACCACTCCAACGCGATTGCGTTATAGAGCAGAAAGTTACCGCCACTGTCAGCCAAAAACTGCATAGCGCGCCCAGGCCCAGCGTTGACGGCAATATTCATTTGCGCCAGGCACATAGGCCATGCAAGCGTGTTGGCTTTTGACTCATTCCAATACCACTCCCGGAAAATTTGCTCCACAATGGCGTCAGGGATGTTCCGCAAGTCATCTTTGCTCGGAGCGGGCTGCCCATGCGCCTCGCGCCAACGCGTGTATGTGCCGATGGTGATCCCACGCATCGTTGCACCACCTACATCATTGGGGTCGTCTGCCCAACCGCCCTCCCAGCGCAAAATGAAAGCTAGGCACCGTTGCCAGTTGTCACCCGGAGGCGGCTGAACGGGCGTTGGGCCGTCGCCTACCACTGTCGGCGCACTAGGCACGCTTGGCTCACGCGAACTGAGTAGCGCGGCCAGCACGTAGCCTTCGACGCCCTGCCAGCGCACATAGGCCCATTGACGCACGGCATCATAGCCGATGACAGAAACTTGTTCGCCAAACGGGATGGCCGTCACGATGCTGCCCGTTAGGGGTTGCGTGCGGACGTTCGCACCCAACTTTACCGACACGAAAAACGTAACAGGCGGCTGCATGATGGGCGGCGGCAGTGAGGTGTCCGGATTTTCCGGAGTGCTGCCAGTCGTGATCTGTGGCATTCGCACCAACCGAAACGTGACGGACGTTGACGTGTGGATGCCACTGTTGCCATCCGCGCCCATGCCGATACCCTTGAGCGTTTCGGAGGGAACGTCAATATCGGGCCGAATCATCACGCTAAACTCATTGAGTGATTTACTCATAGGATAATTGGCAGCGTCAAACCCCTCTCGAAGATTCGTGCGCCCCCGCGTTTCTCCAGAGGGCCACGTAACACGAAACGGCACATCAGCCATAGGATTGCCATTCGGATTGTACGTCTCAATGTAAATATGGTGTCGTCCCCCGGCTTCGTCCTCGTTATACCAGCGCGCCTTGACCACTCGCCAGAACTGTTGCCCTGGCGCAATAGGAGGCGTCTCGACAGTCACCCCGCGCTGCGTCAATCGCTCGTCCCAACCGCGCGGCGGCAAGCTCGGCTGTGGTGCGGGGGTTCCGGGGCTTACGACGGGGATATGTGTATTCACAGCGTTTGCTCCTGTTGGCGAGAGGTAGCCGCGCTCCACCGCCGCGCGAAAGTCGTCAATGACGCCGTTCTTACCGTCTATGTACCATCTGTCGAACTTGGGCCAGCGATAGAGGACAAGGCATTGGATTGGCAAGCGGTCTTCCCTATCCGACCGGCTGTTCCACTCGTTGACATTTTCGTATGCCGCCTGCACCACGCCTGTATTGCGGTCATCCCATCCACCGTCAAGCAACTCATTGAACTCAGTAATGTATACTGGCAAGTTGCCGAGTGCCATCGGCACAGCGTCCAGCGCATCCTCATAGGTGCGAAAGCCGCTGTATGTTTTTTCAAGCGGCGGCCCCATCTTGGCACTGCTGGCAATGTCCGCAGGGTTGCTCGACCGAGTATAGGCGTGCACGGCAATGCCATCACAGCCGCCATTCGCCGCGATATAGCCAAGCATGTCGCGCCAATAGTCTAGCCAACTCACGGGGCTGGCATGGTAGGGCGCGCACGGTGCCGGAACAACGCGAGCGTTGGGATTGCCGCGCTTGATAGCGTTGCGGCACTTGGCGAAACACTCTGCATACATTGCAGGCGTGATGTAAGTGCCGTGGGGCCTCTCGTTTTGATGATTCGCCTCATTACCGATGATCCAAATGTTTGCACCCTGGCTCTTCGCTACATAGTTGGCGCAGGCGTTCGCGAAGTTCTGATAGCCACTTGGCATCGGAATTGTGCCTGTCGAGCCGTAGCCCCACGACAATCTAACTATCCAATTCACATCGGCTCTTAGGGCTGTATAGTCAGTAGGTTGCGGATTCTCAGACATTGCAACCACGTCAACCACCCATCCCCCCGGCGGAACATGGGGGGCGGCTTGGATGTCATGCAGGCCGTAAAGCAGACTTTTCATGCTTACGGCTTGCTCCCGCCCGTTATCGGCTGCGTGGTTGTGGTGCTATCGCCTGTGCGTATCTGCACGCTATCACTCGGCGTACTCAACGTCGTGGTCGTCGCGTTGCGATTGCTCAAGCCATCCTCAAGCGCAGTTGCGGTCATAAATGCTGCAACGATGCCTAGAATGGCATTGACTAACGTGTCAGGGTCTACGCCGCCGCCGCTCTGCCATGCTGTGTAAAAGATAGCAACAAGGCCAATGACCGCCGCCCAGAATTTTCTGCTTTGTAAGACCCAAATTAGTTTGCTTTCATTCATGATCGCTTTTCTCCATTCCCCCCGGGGTAAATGTGCCGGTCGAAACTCGCGATAATCGTCGTCAGGCGCGCGTTGCTATCAGTATTGGCGCGCACCACGTCAAGCAGCGTACGCTTGTCCTCACGGTGAATTTCGGAGTTTTCGCGCTCGCGAGAAAGCGACTCCTCATGCCGCGCTAGTTCTCTGTTCATATCCTCAGTCCGTCGTACAACTGCCTGTTCATTCATCGTCTTCATGATCCACATCGAGAGTGCCGCAATTCCCGTTAGGCCTGTCTGGGCGACAAGCCATTGAATAAAACTCATATCATCCATTGTCTACAGCAATCCCGCTTGCCTGAGTAGGTACACCAACGCAATCAGCGCAATCACGCCGGTCACGACCACGCGCACCGGCTGCGGCATGGGAATCTGGCCGAGTATCCAAAAAAGGACGTAGCAGACGAGAACAAGTACCAGCAGATAAATGAGTAATGAAATAGGGTCGCCCAAGTTATGCTCCTTCGCGGCCTAACGGCCTCTACTGCCTGTACACCCATTGCGGCAAATCGTTCAGTTGCAAAAATTGCTGTACGACGATGATGAGGATGGCTAGGGCAAATATAAACAGCACGGCCAAGAGCCAAGCTTTTGTAGACTGGCTCATAATATGCGGCCCGTGTAGCCACCTGGCGGGATTCCACCCTGTTTGGTATGGTTTGAGCGCGTCAGATATGTGGCAAGAACGTAAGTAAAAGCGATGTCAACGGACGTATCGACTATTCCATATATCTTGCAATAGGCAAATAATAGCGTCAGCATTATTGTCAAAGCACTTTGAGTGAATTCCCAAGTGCGGTTAATCGTCCGCTGCCCCGCACTAACTAGGTCTTCGGCTTCCGTTGTCGTCGGCTGTAACGTCGTGCCTTGTCCCTTCGTCACGAGTGCGGGAGTCGGTGCCGTTGTCGAGGTTGTAACAGTCTGAAGCGGTGTTATCGCTGGCGTCGGCTCAGGCGTCATCACAGAAGTTTTCGGGTCAGGGATACCCCCCACGACTTCGACTTGCAGCGGTTCCGGCGCGGTGACGGGAATGGGTAGGGGTATAGCCGATGACAGTTCCGACAGAAGCGTCGTCGGTATTGTCGGCGGCGGCTCACCCTTTGGCGTCGCACCTGGCGTTGTCAGCGTCGCGGCAATGTCCGTCACCAATTCGGGTTCAATCGCGACGACTTTGACTTCGGGAATAGGTTTGGTTGCCAAAATGTTCTTTCGTTGTGCCAACAAAAAAAGGGGAGGTCGATTCGCGTTTTGCGAATTGACCTCCCCTTAAGGGCTGATCATTTATTTAGTTACTGCGCCGCCCTGCATCCTACTCTTGCCGTCACGGGCAAGCTACGACTGAAGTAATCCAGTAGTTTCGGAATGTAGTGGCGGCGTTACTTCCACGTTCTCACCGCACGGCCTTGCTCAATTACAATCGGCTCATCTTTACGCACAGGAGTAGTTTTGATGCTAATCCCCTCCTTGCCAACGTCCGTTGTGATTGCGCCAGCGTCGTCATCTGTGTACAGCCGCGTGAGTGCTGCTCTGTATTTGACTACTGCCATCTCTATGGCCTGCTTTACATCAGGTGACAACTGTGCCATGCGCGCTCTCTCCTCCATAGTACACGATAAATCCCGCTTTAGCAATAGGCTTGTCACTTCCCCCCCCCTCCATTGCATCCAGCCGCGCCCGCTGTCGCGCTACCTCTGCCTCAAGGCTGGCTACACTCTCGACAGGCGCATATTCGACCCGCGGATAAACATCAATACGCGTCGTTTGTTTTTCGCACAACTGGCAACGGTGCGGGTACTGTGGCGGATAGCTAGTCAATGCCAGGCCCGTGGGCAACATTTCGCCGCCGCAATCGCAGTAAAGCCTTGTTATCATCGTTCGCGCTTCAATAGACTTTTCAGTCGGCATCTCTCACCTCGTCACCTCAATGCCTTTTGCCGCCAGAATGACACGCATTGCATTCCAGTGTGCGCCGCTAACTGTGCCTGTGCTTGCCATGTTCTGTTCGGCGCGGTCGCACACCTCGTCATAAAATGCGGACAGGGTAGGCTTTTCCTCACCCAGTGGCACGAACACGCCATGATAGCGCGTGCGCGGCTTGCAATTCGGCTCGCCTACCTCGAAAACGTAATCATCAACGAGTAGGCAGAGGATAGGTCGCGCCGTAGCGTGGGAAAAATAGTTTGCGGGCTGGCTCATAGATCACCGTCAAACGTTATAAGTTCGGCTTCCAGCGCATCAATATATTCGGCTTGTGTGCCGATGGTGTGCCACAGCGTGACTCTCTCGGCGGCGGCATCGGCAAGTTGCTGCTCTAGTTCGGCAATGCGTGCGGCCATCGTGGGCGCGCTGGCAATCAGTTTGGCGTTAGCGATTTGTTCTGCGCGTCTCGGCACGAACTCTGGCCCTGTCTCGCAACCGTCGCCCGCGTGTGACGGCCCATAGACCACGCCTATCTGCGTGTTGCCGTCTGCTGCCCAAATCATGCCGCATATGCAATCCCCCTCTTTGCACGCGCGCCACGGGCCAGGTGTGATTGTGTCGCTCATGCGGCCTCCCACGGCGGGACGATTGGCCCCCACCAGTGGCCTTCTAGCCAGCCATCAGCGCACGCATCGTCCGCGTCCTCAGTTGCACCATACCAATATTTAGAACCTAGCTCATCATCCTCTCGTTCAACCAGAACGGGCCGTTTTATATATTCTTGCGGTGGAAATAATGTGACGCCGTCAAACCAATACCATCCTGCTACTTTTGGTTCGCCTGATTCACCATTTCTGTGGCTGTAAACAGTCATGTCACTCATGCGCTTGACCTCAATTCTTTTGCCAGGGCAACTACGTGGCGTACCTTCGTCAAGTGTCCATCCCTTATTTGTTTTGCCCACCATGTCGATGGAAATTGTACCCGTGTTGATAAAGTCAACATTCGCCAATCGTTTTCGAGTGCGAAAGCCACCACAGGCCAGGCACTCGCTAACGATTGTACCCATGAACATGTCGCCCTGGTTCCAACTGTGCCTCATGCGCTCACTTTCCCCCCTGTTGTAATCTCGCGCCAAGTCCCCTCAAATGTGTCCAGTCTCCATTTGGTGCCCCTTCCGAACATCGTCACCGCCAATTCTTTTTGTTTGCCACTCAGCACTTCGACAATTTGCACAGGCTCACAGACCATCTCGACATAGCCAGGTCGCGAGTGACGTACACCGCTGAACAAAAAATATCCCTCCGTGCGCGGGCGCAACATGGAAACGTCGCTCACGCCGACCTCTTTTGCAGTGGCGCGGCGTAGGCTTGGCCTGGAATGCCATACAGACTGCCCGACGACCCGCGCCCCAGTATCACGAAATGGTCTGGATGGTTGCGAACCAAGCCTTTGACGCGAGTCACCCTGCAACCTACGCGAGCCGCAATTTCGCCCACGTTTAACGGACGCTCGCGCAAGGCATCATGAACTTGCACCAAAAATAGTTCGGTGGCGGGATGCTTTACAGTGGCGCGCCTTTTGAACGGGCCATCGCTGTCTAGGAATGCCTCAGGGTCAACGGCGTCAACTTGCGCGGCTCTGCCTATGTCCACATAGCTGATTGTGTTCCGCACTTTCCAACCATCCATCGTCATGCCCGTGACGGTGTTCTGGTAGGTCACGCGGCCTGTCATGCCGTCGTAATCTGGGTGATTGGCAAATGCGCGTCCACTGGTGGTCTCGTAGATGCTCATCGGCTGTCCCCCAGATACCAAAGCACAGTTTCGATCACCACCGCGGGGTCGTCGCGATAAACGCCGACGTAATAGCCCTGCTCAATCAGCAGGCGCAAGATTCGCTCCTGTTCCGCACTCGGCTTGTTGCGTCCCGTCTTTAGCTCAAAAAATGCACCGTGGTAGGCGGGATGTTTGCCCTGTGCGGCGCGCGGTACGCACAGAATCAAGTCAGGCGCGCCAGCCGTAAGCCCCGGTTCCATGCGCTGCCCTGGTCGATACTGACCGTTGACAAAAGCCATTAGCAGCCCCCAGCGCGGGTCCTGGTTGGCGCGAATATCGCGCTCGGCAATGACGGATTTTTGCATTTGATGCTCAGTGAGTCTGCTCATGCGTTCACCTCGAATAGCATTGGCATTTGGGCTTGGCTAATACGGCGTTCGGCCAATGCGTAAAAGGCGGGATTTATTTCCCATCCGACAAAGTTGCGTCCTGACATTTGGCACGCCACTCCAGTTGTTCCCGACCCCATGAATGGGTCGGCCACAGTTGAACCAACAGGTATGCCAAGAGTGTCGAGACACCAGCGCATAACACGCAAAGGCTTCTGTGTTGGATGCCCAACTCTTTCTGCGTTTGTCGCGGCAATGGTCTGTGAGATCATGCGGGAGTTCATATCTTGATTTGTCCAGGCCAGTTCGACGTTCGCCATGCTTGGCGGCGCATCAGGCTTATGCCACACTAGCCATCCACGAGACGCGGGAAACGCGTGGTAATTCCCGCCCCAGACACAAACAATTGGCGCAAGCTCAAGCAGGAAAGCTATGTCTGGCAAAAAGTCCCACTCCGATACATTACCCCATCCCCCGCCGTTTAATTTCTTGCCGAGTCCATAGGGCGGGTCAGTCACGATGGCATCTATGTTGACTAGACATCCAATCTGTTTGCGACAGTCACCCAAATGTAGCGTGTAGCTCACGGCGTCACCTTGTCCCCGTCGCGCCGCGACGCCTCAAGCATGATGCTGGAAAACACAGACGCACGGTCAACCGACTCCGAATCAGGCGGCAACAGGCAGACCGTCGCCATGCCGCGCAAAAGCTGCACGATGGTCATTTTCGTCACAGGCGTACCCGTGAGCGCAGTAAGCGTTCTAATTTTTGTGTCGCTCACGACCACCTCCGCAGCGTGGGGCGAATGTCGGGCAACGTTACCTCAAACAAGCCGGGTAGCTCCATAACGCCGTTGGCACACTTGGGTAGCTTGGCGGCGTACTTCTCCGGCCATTGGCGGTAGAATCTGCCATCCTCTAGGCGGCTGGCAATATGCTCAACGTCCCCGGCATTCTGCCATTCGTGCGGCGGCTTGTTCATCGCCAGCAAGGTCACGCGGCAATCTACGTTGCGGTGACGATACTCGATCACTTCGCCAATTTGCTGCACTTGCCAAGCCGTCCATTTGATTTTGTCCACCTCGTCAATCGCCAAAACAGGTATCTTTTTCAGCAAGGCTTTGGCGGCCTCGTAGTTGCCAACCTTCTGGAAGCCGTCAATCGCCTTGTCCTCACCGTAGGAGATCAGGCTAACAACCTCGCTGGCGTTGAAGTAGACGGCTTGCCTCTTTTGGCGGCAGAACTCAGCCACAAGAGCCGTGAGCAGTAGCGACTTAGCCGCGCCCTTTTTGCCCCAAATGGACAGGAAGCCAAACGGGTCAGCGAGCATTTGCTTGCCCAGAAAGCGCAATGCCAACATTTCGCCGCGTGCGTCCTCTTTGCGGTCAATAATCTGGTCAAGGCTGTGCATTTGCTCCTCCGGCGTCAAGCGGCTTACCTTGAGCCAATCTGTGCAAGCGGGACAGCGCACCAAATGGCCCGTGTCGCGAGCATCGTCGGCGTTGACCGCCACTAGCCAGCCGTGGCCGCCACAGGTGCAAGCCGCGTCAGTAGGGGCGTCCGTCTGCGATTGTCTGGGCGTTGTGGGCCTGGTGTTCTGCCATGCTGTACTGTGTCGCTTCAGGTTTCTGATGGTCTGGCTGATTACTTCGGCTGTGGTTTCCATTGCTTGCTCCGTTTCGTGCTGCTTCATCACTACCGTCCAAAACTGTTCGCATATAGGCCATTGGAGAACTTATGCCCCGCGTCCCCGCTTTGATTTTTTCCAGGTGGCGTTTCTCTGCCACGTCTGCTGCTGCCATCACGCGAGTCCATCCATAGTCAGAAATGAGCGAGGTAGCTATGCGGCTGGCATCGCGGTCGAAGTACATGAAATTCCTGTTACGTAAATCAGCAATCAGTGCCTTTGGTCCCAAAATTTCGCATTGTGGCAATGAACTTGGCGGCGGCATCGCAGCGTTAGCTGCTGTTGATTGATCTTCATTTAAGTTAAGTTCTATTAAGTTAAGTTTATTTGTAGGTTCAGGTGGTGATCCAGGTGAATCTTCAGGTGATTGTCTCGGTGGTGACTCACCGTTGATGCCAGGCGGCTTTGGGTTTGACAGAAACGGCTTTTCAGGTGGTTTTGGAGGCAATAGCTTGCCGCGCTCATCGCATGTATCATCGACGGTGACGCCATTGGTGAGCGTCCAATTGTGGGTGGCGATAAATCCCTTTGTGGCGGTGCGGCGAATGCGATCTTTCCATTCGGGTGGTGCAGGGTAATCAGATGGGGCGGCATACTGTAGTGACTGGTACTCCCACCATTTGGTGAGTTGGGCGTATTGCTTGCCCTCGACAGAGTACAGAATGATTGTGCCGTTGATGGCTATCTGCTCTAGCCACTTCGTGACGTTGGTGGGCGTCACGCGGTCGTAAGGAAAGACTTCCTTCGATAAGAACATGGGGTTGGCCTTGACGCGCCCCTGATCGTCGGCATGATTGATCATCCCGATCTGTAGCAACCGTGCCATTGATGGCAATGCGGCGAAATTCTCATTGCTCCACATGCTGGAGTCAATCATGCGACGTGTCATGGTTATGTCCTTAGAATTCAATATCTTCGTCTGGGTTTTCTTCGTCATCGACTTGATCGGTGCCTGGATCGGGCAAATCCGAGGCGGAATCATCTTTCCTTGCGCCCGCGATCCACGCATCAAACTCGTCGCGCTTCTGAGCATAAAAGGCGTGAGCGGCCATCAAATCGTCATCGTCAGCCAGTCTGGTATAAGTCTCTTCTCTTTGCTCTTCAAATTCTAGCGTCCAACTTCGTCTCGATGTGTGCAGGGTAAGTTCAACATCGAATTGAACATATTCGACATAGCAGGCTTCGCATTCACGGAGTACTGTAGTGGATACACCTGGCCCCACTAGCACCTTTAGGCAGTGCGCTGGATATACAACTTGTGTAGCGTCTTGCAATTTCATGATTATTGCATCGAAGTCGTAGGCATATCTGCATACTTGCGCTATAGCCTTAGCCTCGATTTCCACATTTTTAATTTCAATCACTGCGTAGTTGCCGCTCGTGGTCTGCCCAACCAAGTCAATAATGCCGCTTGGGACCGTATACTGACGCTTGAGCCAGTGATCAATAACGCCGCCCTCGAATTTGACTGAGCGTGGGTTCTCCCAAAGATATTGCTCAATATCGGCTTCAGTTAGTGTTACTTTCCTGGGATCAATCTTCATCTTCCTGCCCCTCTTTCGTTGACAAGTGCTTGTCGTTGACGTACAATGCAATCAAATTGATTCCAGAATCATTATACAATCATTTTGATTGCATTGCAAGGGGAGATTATGACTGACACAAAACAGGTTGCACTTCGCATTGAACCGAGTTTCCACGATAAGCTATTTGGTCTAGCTAAGACCGAGAAGCGGTCACTTCATGCCCAGATCGTCTACATCCTTGACGCCTGGTTCGACGCCGACATGCTGCGTAAGCGTCTGGGCGAACTAGAGCGCAGCAGCTAGGCGGCTCTGCGCGTACTGTGCTAAAATGCGCTTGGGCTGGGCAGCCTAGCACGTGGCTCCTTCGTGAGTACACGACTAGGCAACATTGCCGCAAGTGCCGCGTGCTGAGAGCGGCAACCCTAGCTCGTTTACGGCTTGCGTTCTTCCCAGTTGTACGGGTCATGCACTTCACCCACCCGCCAAATCAGAGATTCGTTGTGGTAGATGGGTCGTTCAGACGCTACGAATATAAATTTGAATCCGCTCCAATTCAGAAGTGCCTGCCAAAAGCGCAGTTGGGGATGCGCCTCGCAATAGGCAACGAATGATTTGAGTTGTGCCGCGCTGCGGCTTTGTTCTTCGCTCATGGTTAGCTCCTGCGTGTCACGATTTGCTCTATGGCAAATCCAAGTGCCGACTCCTCAGTAGAGACAATCTTGCTTGTTTTGTGGTGGCGTCGCAGGGTGACTTCCATCAGCGTCAAAGGGTTCAATCGGAAAGCCAACACATCGACCAGTTGACCGATGCTTATCACTGATGGGATAAGCTCTCCGCTTTCGGAAAAGTGACACCATCTCACGGTATCGCCTATTTGTCCTGGATAGTCACCCGGCATAGACAGGACAAAATAGCCAAAGTGCCAAACCGAAACGCGCGGCCCGCCATCTGAATTTCTTAGTGGTAGCCGCTTGTCAAGTAATTGATGCTCGAAGAATAGAGTTTGGTGCTGTGATTTTGACGGCATTCCACCGCGTGTTTTTGCCTCTAAATTCAAAAACATGTGGACGCTGCGCGACCCCAAGCCATCAATATTTAACTTGTATTTGTGAAACTGAAAGTCAATATCGTTGACTGTTAAGCCGATTTGTTTTGAATCAAGATCGGGGTGGCGACGCACCCAATCGCCAAGAGGTGTATCCTCTCCATACATTCTCGCTCGCGTCACGCTGAAAGCCTCCTGGTTGCTTGCCGTACATGTTCACTATCAAGTTCAATACCCTGGTACTGTCGTCCCAAATTCTTTGCAGCCTTGAGTACCGTACCACTCCCGCAAAATGGGTCAACGACTATTTGACCCGGCAATGTCAGATGTTCAATAAAATAAGCGGCTTCGCTTTCGGCCTGTTGCCATTCGTGCAAATCTTTTTCCCTGCCGCCGCTTACTACATCTATGAAGCTGTCCCACCAAATAGACAACGGCGGCTTGTAGAGCGCGATGACTGGCTTCCATGCTGTATTGACATTCATCTTGAAAATGCGCTGATTGCCGCCACTGTGCCGAATGGCAAATGTCCATGCGTAGTCAAGTGCTGTGCATAGTCGGCTCATTACATCTGGCAAGAAGATTTGGCCGCTGTATACAAGGCATAGGCCACCAGGCTTCAGCACACGCGCAGCCAGCACAGACAATTCGGAGAATAGCGGAAGAAATTCGCCAGGGTATGGAGGGTCAGTCAGGATAAGGTCAACGGAGTTGCTCTCAATACGTGCGCCAAGCTCGCGCATATCGCCGTGCCATAGACCGCTATCAATTTCGACAGTAGACTCTTTTAGTTTCGACTGCTTTTCTTGTCGTCTAGCTTCATTCTTCTCTGCCTGAATAACCTTTAATGCGGCATTGAGCGTCACAGCTTTTGTCTCCTGCTCTGCCACCTTGACAACGAGGTCTTCAAGTTCGCCAACTTCGTCGTCATACTTCACGAGCTTGCGGTACTGATAAACGGTATTGCGTGTTACGCCTGTATCATCAAGGAACTTCGCCTTGCCGGTCAACTCGTCACTCGCGGTGGACGAGTTGACATTGCCGTTGTGGTGAACGGCTGCGCCCTGCGGGCCATCCGGCAGAGCGTCATACAGCCGCGCTACCTGTGCGCCTAGCTCTAATGACCACGTACTCAACTTGAGTTGCGTTTCGTCGCGCTGGCGTATGGCCTCAGCGGTGTCATCTGCTGCGAGGTCGATAGCCTTCGACATTAGGTTCAACTCCATGTACAACCGGCGCACGCGCTTGGGATCATCAATCTCGCGAATCGCTGCAATCCCTGACTCTAACGGCATCGCCAACATGGTGATTTTCTGCTTGACGGCCAGTTCTTCGCTCATTTGCTCGTTGCTCCCAAATGTCGCGCAGCACTCTCGCATCGGCGCGCAAACTCAGCGCGGTTGGCCCCGCACCGCCGCAAAACGAACGCGCGCACCTGTTCAGGTGTGGCACGCTTGCGAACGGTGATCTCTACCGCGTCGGCAATGGTCGGATGATTCTCCGACAGCCATTCCCAACTTTCCTTGTCAAGCTCTGTTGCTAATTCCGCAAATTGGTTGCTCATCCTTCCGCCCCGCTTCCGTTGCCTAGTGCCATCGCCGTGGCATAATCGTTGCACAGGCTGCTGATGCTGCCGGCCTGCGCTGTGAGGTAGGCTACGTAGCCAAGCCCCGACGGTGGCCCGTACTGCGCCAGGAATATGTCCACGCCGTCAGCCAAGTCATTCATGTCAGGCCAGAAGTCCTCTAGCTCGCGGAAGTCGTCAACGTGTTCGTCGCTCATGTACTGCCCACCCTTTCTGTCTACAATTTGCGTGCGACGGTGGCACACTCGCATATGCCACCGTCTTCACACACCCAAAGGAGTTCCCGCTGCTGCTGTTGACCCTTTCACCAGTCACTAATGAGGGGCAGCTTGCCGCTGATTTAACGAGGTACGAAAGGAGACCCCCGAACTGTGCGCGGCTGCGGAGCGGCTGAAGTGGCGCGCCAGCGTTGCGGCTGGCATCGGGCGTACCCTGCGCTGTGTGGTGCTTTTACGACTCTGCCATTGGTGCGTATTCGGCCGCAGACATGTCAAAGCTCCATGCAATCGCCTGGTGTGCCGTCTGCATGGTGGGCGGTACGCGTAACATATATTTTTTCAATTCGCCATCTGATTCGGGCGTGCTGTTGACCACGCGCACCATACACAGAGGCTCGTCGTCTGCAATTTCACGCCGAAACAATTCGCCATATGTGTCTGTCTGAACTGGCTTCATGCCGCTCTCAACAATGTATCTATCATGGCCAAAGAGTTCCAGCATCACGCGGCGAATTTCGGCATTACGCTCGCCATCAATGGCTGCCACATCAATGCGATTCGGATCGTCGATAATCCACGCTTTTTCGATGGGAATATGAACGCCATGCCAAGCCCAAACGCCCCATCCGTCGCGATAGAGTACGGCAGGGCCATTGGCATTGTGCAATCGACCCTCAGGGTCACGGTGCAACTCACAGTGGCGATGCTGGAGGATGCATACATTGGCGTATGGACTCCACCAGCCGCAATGCGAGGCCAGATCAATCAGCGGTTGCAACGGGGCGACTTGTTCAGCCAATCCGCAATTAGAGAGGAAGAAATCATAAAAGCCGAGCCAATGTGCATCATGCGCGCCATAAACGCTATCCCGAAGGCCAGCCCGAACGCTGTCCCGAACGCTGGCCCCAACGCTGTCCCACACGCCAGCCCGAACGCTGTCCCGAACGCTGGCCCCAACGCTGTCCCGAACGCTGTCCCACACGTTGGCCCGAACGCTGTCCCGAACGCTGGCCCCAACGCTGTCCCGAACGCTGGCCTGAACGCTGTCCCACACGTTGGCCCGAACGCTGTCCCACACGCTGGCCTGAACGCTGTCCCACACGCTGTCCAACACGCTGTCCCGAACGCTGGCCCCAACGCCGGCTGGGATACCCGTCATTAGAATTGCGGCGACAATTGCGCCACTAAAAGGCCCGTCGCACACGACAAAGCGTTCGGGTGCGGGGAGACTGGCGGCGGCATAAGCTCGTTTCGCCGCATCTACAGCGGCGTCATAATTCAACGGCTCGCATGATAGGCCAATGCTTGTCCATTTATCTGCCCACGCGGGCAACAACGACTCCTGCTCTGCGGTAAGTTTTGTGACCTTTTGCATAATTTTCTCCACTGGAAGGTGAATAACGGTGAGAGGTATTGCTACCTCTCACCGAGGCGGGCTAGTCGCGCACGGACAAAACACGCTCAGGTGTGTACTCTCGTTGACGTAGCACGCGCCACACGCCCGCGTCCAAAGAGATCGGCGCGTGTTCCTGGTGCGTCAAAACACTCGCTTCGTCCAGCACCACAAAAACGGGTACAGTGCCGTTGCCCAGCGCGAACTGATGCAAATCCTCAACCGTTGTTTCGGGTGCGACATACCATACGGCGTCCTGTATGGAGTGGTGGTGGCCCGTTACCTCGCCAAAGCCGACCGTCACCGCGCTGTCTTCGGTCGGCTTGCGAACGAGATTGGCGGGAACATTGTCCGTGCGAATCAAGCAAATATCGCCCTGTCGTACTACAAACTTATTTTTCATGAGTGCCCCTTTCTGAATGCAAAAATGAAAACCATACGACGCTGGCGGCTTTGCACCGCCCCGCACGCGTGAACGTAGCGTTGTGTGTGTGCCTACTCCACCTCTCCCGTCCCGCCACACTCGCCACACTCGCCAACCGTGCCATCAGTGTTATGTTTTACGCGACGGCCCTTGCAACCTGGACATGTTCGCCCCCACATGCCGACGACGGCCATTGCGCCGCCAAGCATCCCTACGCCGATGATGTACAGGGTGTCGGCTGTCATTGCGTCGGCTCCAAGCGGAACAGGATAATGCTTTCGTAAGGCATACGCGCCTCACTGTTGGCCCCGTAACGGTGCGACGGGGTGACAATCTGCTCGTGTTGCAGCAGGCGAAAGCCAAGCGATTCTAAACATTCGATATGCCAATCCGTAACTTCAACGCGTTTCCCATCCCGAATAAAATCTTTCACATTGAGAACAAACGCGCCGCTCGCGACCAGCACGCGCCGCGCTTCCGTCCATGCCCGCTCATGAAATTCGCGATACTTCAGCCCCCATTGCAGTTGCCCCGCATTATCAGGATGCAGTTTGCGCCCTAACAGCGCGGTATAGGTCATGCGCTTGGAACCATCCACAAAGGTGTCACTCATGCGGTTGCCATATACGGGACTGGTATTTACGGCGTCGAACGTGTCATCAGGCCACGGCAAGTGCAGTGCGTTGCCGAGCGTTGTGCGCGGGTTGATAAGACACCATTCCTCCTCGATCTCAACGCCAGAAACCACGCAATCAGGGAGGAATCTTTCAAGCAAAAAACATTTTCCCGTCCCTGCAAAGGGGTCAAGGATACGCGTGCTGCCGCGCAACATCTGCGCCATCGTGACGAGTAGGGCGTCCGTATACTTTGCAGGATGGGCGGGTGCAGGCACATCCAACTCAAACAAGGTCGCTATCGCGTTCATTCGTCCCCCCCCACGTACACGCACGCCCACAGCAGCAGCGTCGCGCAAAAGCTCACGGCCATCGCTATCCAAAAGAGTGTCATCGCGTCGCCTTTTCGTTCAGCTCGCGGTCGGTGGTGTCACGGTTCGGCAACCACACTACTGGCGGCTGATGCTGCGCGAAATAGTCCAGAGCCATCCGCACATAATCGCTCATGTTGTTGCAGCCGTACCGTTGTGCCATGCCAGACAGCGAGTTAAGCTTGTCTTTGCTCATCTTTACGCGAAGCATTGCGTCATTGCTCATCAAAACCTCCATGATATAAACTTATTTTCGCTATGGCATAATCGTAGCACATAAGAGGCGTTGTGTCAACAGGCAATAAGACTACGCAAGCTGTCTCCCCCGCTTCTTAGGGTGTGGTGTGGTAAGCCTCCACCCACCCCACTACCCAGGTACGGGGTGACACCCTATAGCAAATTCCTCAAAGCCTCGCGAGAGGGATAGTGCTTTAAGTTGAAACGGAATCCGCCAGTAACTTTTTGAATTGCGCCGTGATGCAACAAGAAAAGTCCAGCCTCACGCGAGCCGCCGCCCCTCTTTGAGCCGATGACCTTTATACGTAATCGCCCCAGGTCGTTCACCTCTCCGACGAGTTGCAGCTTCTTTGGATCGGGCAGCCCCGTATCGCTAAACAGTTGCGACGCCCACGCCACGGCCTCCTGTGCGCTTGCATCCACCTGTGGCCCCATGTCACTGTGCGCTGCCTCTGATACGTTGCTGTAAGCCGTGACAAACGTGTGTGGGGTGTGCATGGGGTCTACGGCTATGGCGCGTTGCAATAGCTCAGTTTCCAGTGCAGCGATGCGGCGCGTGAGTTGCATCGGCATGGCCTGCGCTTGCATCTCAATAGTGCGATTGCGCTCCACATCGCGCCGCCATTCGATAGCCAACGCGCCTAGCACCTCATACGACTCTATGCGCTGGCGTTCGGTGCGCTCATGCGCCGTTGATGCAACGATGGCAGATAGCGCACCCGTTACCACCAACGAAAAGCCCGTCATAGTCACGGCAAAGTAGATTGACCCGGCAATGATGGCATTCATGGCTTGCGTGCCATCTAACATCATGGCCGTGATGATGATGGCGGTGATCAGAAGATTGGCGATGGTGAGAACGAAGCCTAGATTGGTTTCGATGACGGGGTGTGGCGCAACGTGTTGCATTTCAACGTGCGCTGGCGGCGGTGCTAAATCTTCCAGCGCGGAAACGTAGTTGTACCTCGGTTTTGCTTCCATCATTCGCGCCCTCCACGACGCTCTGTTGCCAGCCGGCAACAGAGACGCAACAGAGACGCGTGCTATAATAGCGTCAGGCTGTTGGCACTCCACTGCCGATGGCTCAGTCTGTTGCCGGCATCCACACCGGCAACAGACGATCTACCCTCATAGACGATACCACACCACAGGCCGATACGCCACCCCTTAAAAACTCGTAGGTATTTAGCCTATTTTGCCTATTGACATGGTGCTACATACGTGCTACAATGGAACATAAGCAGCACACGAAGTCACCGACGCACACACGCCAGCCCGCTGGCACGAAGGAGTAGCACACAGATGAACGTCATCAGCGAGAAGCCACTGGTCAAAAAGGGGGAGCAATACAAAAACGAATACGGTGTCGTCTACACCGTCCTCTCTGTCTCGCTGAGGTGGGAGAAAGGGCGACACGGCAACCAGTACCGCCACATCGACGCCATCACGCGTGACTTCAGCGTAGACAACCAAAACGGCACATGGGACGGCGCAGGATGCCTCTGGGCAGAAGAAACGAACGAATGGAAGTTCATCGCAAAGTTTCAGAAATTAGCATAACGGAGGAGATACATCATGGGAACCAAAACAAAAGTCAACAAACACATTAAAAAGGTGCAACAACTTATCACTGCCGGACACAGCGTCTCTATCGTAGTTAGCTGGTGGAATCGCCTGGTTGCTAACGCCGAAATTAAAGATGGCAAGGCCATCTTCTACCTCCACGAATCAGTCAGAGACGGGTGCGGCGGCTATCGCTTCACGGGCAAGCAATTTGTGGCTCTGGAAATTTCAGCCGCTAACTTTCAGAAACTAGCATAACAAAGGAGTCACACAATGAACGCAGCATACGCCACCACCGACGCACCAACGCAGCGCGACTTCCACACCCGGCTTGCCACCGCGACGCGACGCCGACGCCAAGCATCTGGCATGTACGCCAGGCCGACGAAGGCACAAACCGAGGCACTGAGACGCAGCTATGCAATTGGCTGCTCACACATTGGAGCAGCCGACTTGCTGCTACTGTCCACACATCCACATCTGCATGAAATTCAGAGAGCCGACTATCTAGCTCGTTATCAGGCGGCGCAGGCGGCGTAAAACGAAGGGCCAGGAGTGCGCTAACACCCTGGCCCCCACTGCAACTACTTTTACCATTTACTCAGACAGGGAGAATTATACATCATGGACACATTCAGCACCACACAGGTCAACACCGAAACATACGCTATGCCCGAAGAAATGGACTTTGCTACGCCTGAGGAAATCGCAATGCTCGACGCGCGACTTGGCCTAGAATGCCAGCCGCTTGAATGGTTCTGGAAGACAGAGAACATCGAACGGTACATATGCGCGTGGAAGGACACCACCGAGGCAATTGTGCAGGCTGTTGAACTAGAAGAAGATATGCTCGACAGAGAGTTTTGGTCACGAGGAATGTACTGATGATGGAATTTATCACTTTGCCGCGACAGGCAAAAGACATAGAGAGAGCCTTAACAGAAAAGCCGCAAAGAGGAAAAGCAAAGGGAGAATGCCAATGGTGAACGAAGCCGAAGAACGAAATGAACGGATGTGTAACCTGTATGCCTGCGGTGAAGTCACCCGCAGGCAACTGGCAGAGAAGTTTGGCGTATCACGCTCGACTGTTGACCGCGCACTGGCCGGTGAAAACTGGGAAAAGGTTAAGTCGGGGCGTCGGGAGTGGGACAGTGACTACCACAATCAAATGATTTACGACATGGGGGGCTACTGATGGAAATCATATATGCTCTTTGGAGGCAGCACACGGCCTGGGCTAGGGTGCAGCCATGATCAACGAATCGAAGGACAAGCGCATTTTTTGCACGGGCAAAGTGTTTGCCGACTTCATAGCAATCAGGTTAGCACCGGCACCACGACCCGACACAGACAATCAAACGCAGGCAACCAAGCCGGCACCCAAAAAGGACAAGGAGAAGTAGACGATGAACACACTTATTGCAAAACTTGCCGCCGCCTCAACTGCCGTCGGTGCTTTGATGCCAGACAAGACAAATACGGCGCAAAACTACTCCTACATTTCGGCTGATAAGATTCTGCAACGTGCCGGGGACGCGTTGAGTAATCAGGGCATTGTCATACTGCCACGCATCGTTAATGAGTCGGTGACGGAAATCTCCTATACTGATGGCTATGGCAAGGCCAAGACGCGTTATGACGCCATCGTCAATTTCGAGATGCTTATCATGGACGGGGAAAGCGAACTCATGGCGTTTTGGGCAGGTCGTGGTTCAGACTTTTTTGTGCCTGACAAAGCGATGTACAAAGCTATTACCAGCGGCCATAAGTATTTCATCGCCAAGCTTCTCAATGTAGGGGTAGGCAATGAGGACGGCGAACACGAAACAGAAGCCGCGCAGGATGCTGCCAAGCCGCAACAGGCAAAGGCCGCGAGCAAGCCTATTGAGAATCCATTTGAGGAGCCAGCGTCAACGCGGGCGCGGGCCAACGCAGACCAGTTGAAGGAAATCAACCGGCTGGGGCCACTCGCATATCCGGGTGACGGCGAATGGGAAGCGAACAAAGCTAAGAGTGCCGAGTGGTGCAGCCAGGGAGCGCGAAACACAATAAACCAACTCTATGACGCGGAAGCCAAAAAACTCATCAAAGGGCTTGACAAGAAATTGCAAGACCGCCTCGTGCAAGTCGCGGACGACGCGCAGCCCATCGAAGCCTAATCACCCACCATAGCCGACTAGACGCCACGCACCCAGGCTTCGTATGGGTGCAGGGATTGACACAATGACCGAGCAACAGGAGTTGAATGATGCTCTCCACTATGAGCGGGGACTAGGCTACAGCGAGGGCTACAAGGCAGCACGCGAAGCGGTGGAGCCGTTGGTTTCGAGTGAACGTGTGCGTAGAGACATGATCAATTGCCAAACGCCAAAGGGCTACCTCAAAGAAAATGAGCCGTACATTGAAGTTCTGCAAGCGACCAGCCTTGCGGAGATGTATTGCAAAATTTACGAAGCCAAGCTCGACAGCCTGCGCGCACAGCTCGACGAGGCGCAACGCGGGCAGTGGCAACCAATGTGCGTCGATTGTTTGGATGGCACGGAAGAAAATGAGGGGGTGGCGTGATGGCAACAGTGACGACGTGGCAGCCAATCGAACAGGGCAGTTTCTCCGAAATCTCTGTCGAGAACTACACCGAAATCTCTATGTTTGTCAATGACGATTTTGGGGTTTGGGGAGACACTCTGCCTAGTGACGTGCGCCTCTGCCGCGCCACTGAGCGCGAGGTGGTGAGTGTGCCAAAAGACGCAGCCGATGCCATGGATCGCGTGCTGAATCGGTTGGCGGGGATGTTCGGCGACGATGCTGGCAACATGCCGGATCAACTGCTCGACGACTATTTGACGGTACGCACCTGGTTGGACGCGCTGCCGGCGGGATGGGAGGGGGTGGGCGATGGCTCTTGAGCGTGGATTTAGAGTAAGTTGCGACAAGTGCGGCGCGGTACACTTTGCCGCGCACGAGTTGTCGCCACGGGCGGCAAGGACAGAGGCGAAACGCACAGGATGGGTGCGGAGCATAGTGGGTGGCGGTTGGAAGGGTGCGGTACGGCGCGACTACTGCCCCAAGTGCGTAGAAGCGATGGACAAACAGGAGGTGAGCGATGCCCTCGCAGTCGCACAGCACGCGGCGACCCCTGTCGCGGCTGACTGGATGCACACGTTCCCGCCTGAATGGGAACGGCATCCGTGGGCTAACTACGCGCACCTGGTAGCGTCAAGCGGCATGGATGGCATCCACTTTGCGTGGTGCTACTACGAATGCGAACCCAAATGGGGGAAACTTAGCTACAATTGGGTGGGTGGCAAATGGGGCTACAACAACCCCGCGAAGCGTGCGCCACTGTCGCTATTTTTCGACACTCGCGCCACACTCACGCAGCGGCCAGGGCAGGGGACTAGCCGCAGATAGGGTTTGGCGTCGCCCAACGCACAGCAACGAATATTCAAAACTCGTCACTTTGCCTATTGCAATCGGGTCTTACTTGTGGTAGAATGGTATCAAGGCATAACAAACGAACCACTAGCCAAAAGGAGAAACAAAATGAACATCAACATCACCAACCGCAAGGGCTTAAAACTACAACTCACCGGCGACATGCTCACCGGCGAAACCTTCGCAATGAAGGACTACATCAAAAGCTACATGGATGGCAAGTGGGTCGCTGACAAAAAGGCTTGGCAGGTCAATATCGAAAAGGTCAACAAACTGATTGCATCCTACGCCCTCACCATTGACACCGAGGCAGTCGCACCCGTCGCCCAACCGTCAGGCATGACATACGCTCAATTTGTACGCAGCGCAGATGCTGCAAATAGCGATTTCTAAACCGATTTCTAAACCACATCACACCAAAAGGAGAAACAAAATGACCGCCACACAGAAGCAACTCGACTATATCAACAGCATGATTGACGGAATCGAATCGGCTCCCTATTTCGCTGGACTGGAAGTCACAATTGAGGAATTACGCCAGAACGGAGGGTCCGAAGTGAAAATCCAAATGCTTGAGGGCCAGGTCTCGCTGTGGTACGCTGAACTTCTGAACATTCGCCTTCGTCGCAATCCGATTACTCTTTCAACGCTGAAGGCTCAGGCCTTCGAGGCCATCCACAATTTGCGAGCGATGGTTGCTCGCGGACTCACCTCCGTCGAGGCGTCAAAATTGATTGACGACCTCAAGAACAAAAAACTGGTTTAGTTAAATCGACCTGAGCAAGTCGCAAAACTGCTCGGTGTCTGACCGGAAATTGACCGGCGCTGAATGAGGCCAGAAGGCCGAAACACCTAGCCAAAAGGAGAACCAAAATGAACATCATCATCACAGAAACCAACGAGCGCACAGACCTGACCATCATTAGCGACAACGGCGTCAATTGGGTCGCCGACCTCATTGGCAACACAGGCGCACTCAGAGACGGCCAGTTTGTCTGGTCGGAGGAAGAAAACGCCTACATCGCCAGCCAGCACACCTACGACTGGTGGGCCAGATATATCAGTGACAGCGAGGCCACCGACGACGAAGCAGAAGCGCTCGCCGCCAAGCTGGGGATTGACGAAGGCGACGTGCGCGAGCGCATTGCAGAGTACAGTGCGCGATGGGGCAATGACGCAGACTACGAGAGCCATCGCCGGGATGCCGTCGCAGCCATGCGCGAACTCGAAGGAGAATACAAATGAACGACGTAACCACCATCAAAGTACTGGACAGCACACGACGACGGCTCAAGGTACTAGCAGCACGCTACGAAGTCACGATGATAGAACTACTAGACGCACTTGTCACCCAAGAGGAGAACATGAACAACAATCAACCCCGCAGTATCACGCAATCGTGGCTCCAACAATGGGTTGCTGCCAACCGAAGCGACGTAGGATTACTGGAAACCAACGGCATCAAGGGATTCTACCGCTTAGACGCCGGCCCCGCCCATAGTTTCCGGGGCATCGGCACAACATGGCGACAGGTAGCTGACCACTTGGAAGCCATCGAGGTAGCCGACGAGTAATCAACTAGCGCAATCAACCACATGCACAAGAGGAGACAAAAACCATGAACGAGCAACAAGCACGCAGAATAGCAGAGGAATCTGTAGAGCGCGCCGACACAATAGGCCGTCTAATTGGCGGAGACTTGATGGTGGGGCTTGACCTGGAGGGTAAATTCTGGGTCGCCTGCAACGACGAGACGGTCAACTGCCTCACCGAGCAGGAGGCAATCGACATCATCGTCGAGAACCTCACTGGCGGTGAGGAATAGCACAGAACACAGCAACGCCCTGAGCATGGCAATAAACTGCTTAACGCAGGCTGTTAACGCACTTGAGAGATTGCTGGACTCATTGCCAGCAAATACCCGCCCATCAGGGCAAAGGGAGAATCGAAAAGCCCTGGCGGTTGTGCCAGGGCTTCTGTTTGCTAGGCAACCTCTGGTTGCTCCTATGTCGAAACCATCCAAACCCTACTCGTCGCGTGCCATACGATAGAATTACTGGCCGCGCCAGTTACCCTGGCTCTCACGGTCGCCCCAGGCCATTATTATATAGAAAGTCCAATTCGTCGCTTGTCGGAATATAGCCTTTCCCCATCATAACCGGGCCAATCCGACCATCAAAATATCGTGTCGTTATCGCACGACCTATGGTAAATGCAGATGTACCGTCCCGTACACCCGTACTGTAGGAAAGTGTTCTTGTTTGGCTGTTTAATCGGTATCCTGTCTGATTAGCGACACTATCATGCCAGCAGGCAAAGAAATGCCAGGTAGTGTTAGCAACCGTTTCTATATTGTCCAGATCGCCTGTTGCAGACGTTCCATTGCTAGAGACACCCCATCTGAAATGAACCTGAGATGCGGCTGTATAGAGTTCCAGGAAGTATTCTGAATTACTGGCGACATCCCATTTGCCTAAAATGTCGTACCCTGAGGTGTTTGGAGAGGAATTCAGATAAAACCAACCTGAAAACCAAAAGTCTATATCTCCTGTACTTAATGCGGCATTGTCGGCAATGTTCAGATATTCGCTACTCGCTGAAGCAAAACTTCTCGCCGTTGAATAGACGAGGCCAGTCGCGCTTGTGACCGTATTGGTGTCAGTTAGGGTGTTCGATCCAAGACTATCTAGGGCATTGCCACTAGCCTCGTCTAGTTTCCAGTAGCCAACGAGCGAATTGGAGAGAGGGGAACTATTACGCCACCACGGTAAATTTGGGGAGAGCAATGTTCGGCGCGTTGCCGCTAGTAAAGTCATGCTACCGCCACCGTGACAGCGCGAATGATTTGTTCCTCGTTGATTAATAGATAGGTGTCTTTGTATGCCATCGTTTAAATCCTTACGATCTTAGGAAGCCAAATTTACAAATTAAGCCTGAAGCTGTATGAGTAGGCGTGCCGCCTGTTATCGCGGTGAAAAAGATGCTCGTTGCATTCGGCTTCATCTCTAGCCCAATACCGCGAAGCGTTGCGACCGAAACGCCGCCTAAATCATCCCAGTCCCCCGCTAAAACATCGACATGCCCCATGTAGAAAGCCGCGTCTGCATCGCTAATAGTAGGCGCGGCGTTCTTTGTGCCAAACGTTACCGTGCGGTCAAAGAAGTAAAACGTCATTGCCGCCTTTTGATCATCCTTGTCTACTAACAATAGGCTTTGGAGAATAATCGTTGTACCCGTAGCCCGACCTGCACTTGCAATATCTGTCTCGCTAATCAGTACATCGCCACTTGCATAAGCCGATGTATCCATTGTTGGCGCCACCTCAATTAGTGTGTCGGATGAACCCACCGCGCCGATGTGGGCAGTTCCGGCTGCAATGTTACCAACAGTTACATGCAATCTGCCGCTCGCATCGGTGATCAACGGCTGATAGTCGCCGTCAGTGCCAGCTAGAGCAGTCGCCGTATCCTTGCGTACAGACAAATCCATCACACCAGTATCACCACTGGTGTGAACTGCATCTTCTGCTTTGCCCAATGAGGTTGCACTCGTTCCAGGGACAACGCTTAGCACATCAACATCACCGATGTCAACGCCAGTATTTGCCGCCAGTTTGCCAATCGCATTAGCCCCGGCTGCCAATACAACGTTAGCCACGAGGTCACGAGAAATTGAGCGCAATTTTGCGGAAATAGAACCCGTCGCTCCCGCAGTAACAGCCGCATCAGCCGTCGCGCCAAACGGGTCGGCGGGAACAGTAACAATGTCCACATTACCTATATTATTGTCGCCCGCCGCGATAGTCAGAATGTCAACGTCACCGATGTTGCTAGTTCCAGCGGGAAGAGCTGTAATAATCGCGGTAGGCAGAGGCTTGGTCGCAGACGCCACGCGTAGCGTATCTGAGGCATCCTCCCACATCACTGCCGTACCCGTAATCGTCGCGTCAATGTCGGCTTCGGTGTACTGCACGCCTGACGTGCCACCCGCCGCCACGTTGACATAAAGATTACTAGAGGCGTCTAGTTTCAGCGGCGTTAGCGTGTCACTCGGCCCCTCGCCGAGAATCGCCGTACCTGTAATCGTGGTGTCAATTGCGCCTTCGGTGTACTCAGTCCCAGCGCTTGAGCCAGCCTGAATGTTGACTTTGAGATTACCGCTTGCGTCGGTTTGCAACGTGTGAGTATCAACGCCATCATCCGCAGCCACAACTACGCGCAGAGATGGCAACGCCGTAGCCTCTGCCGCCGTACCTGGTAGCGTAAGAACATCTACATCACCGATATTATTCGTTCCGGCGGGGAGTGCAGGCAACGTGACAATGTCCACATTACCTATATTATTGTCACCCGCGGCAATGGTGAGAATGTCTACGTCACCGATATTGTTCGTTCCTGCCGCCAACGCAGGCAACGTTAACACATCCACGTCACCAATGTTATTGGTTCCCGCGGGGAGTGCGCTAACGCTAATTGTGCCATCTATGGTAATCGAGCCGCCGCCATCGCTAATGGTGACGGTAGGCATGGTGATAACGTCCACCTGCATTTCTGCACCCGCAATGGCGTTGTCAATTAGTTCAACTGCGGTTTTGATGGCCGCGCTATTGGTGTCGAGATGCTCGACTACGAAGCCATCCCCAATGCTGCCCGCGCCAGTACTTTTTAGATACTTCTGTGTAGCCGCGCCGTCTTTGATTTCTGTCGCCATAATTTACCCCTCAGACCAGCCCCAAATACATGCTGTTCGTATCAACGCTAAAATCGAGCGATTCTGTACCGAGTACAATGGCGGTCGTGGTAAACTCACGCACCGTACCATCGCTAAAACGAATGCGTACTGTGCCGCCGCTATCCACATAAATCTGACCAATGGCGGCTGCGGTTGTGGGCGTTGCAATCCCGTCTCGTAGCGCGAGCGTTTGCATGGCGGTATCGTCATGCTCCAGTTCGCTGATACGCTTACGCAGCGTCTGCACCTCCTTCCACAAATCCTTGAAATAAGCTAGGTCAGACATTCTTTGTCACCAGTTTAATTGTCTCGATTTGGTCGCTGCCTGGCTGCACGCTGACGGTCGTTTTGATAAATTGCTTGACGGCTTCTACTTCCTCGTAGCGTGCGGTAAAAATGTCGCCATGAAAATATTGTAGCCCATAGTTGTAGGCCTCAGTCTGCACCGGGTCAAAGTTTAGCTGAACACGGTTTTGCCGCTGTTCAGCGAGCCACAGATCACCGTGCG